ACCGGTGCAACTGGTACAGCCATGGGAGATTTGAACGGATTGACATTGACTTTCTCTACCAACGAAACGAGCCCAATCGTTGAGTTAACCGAAGTATTGCCTTAATACCTTTCCATATTAGTTTTTGGGGGATCGGAAACGATCCCTTTTTTTGTTGTTACTTTTTTGGATTTTGTAATACTATGGTTATGCAGTTACTTAATTCCAATGAGGTTAACCGGTTGTTCTTTACTGCCACCGAGTTTTATAGCCAAGGTGATACGCTGTATTTGAATATCCATCACATTTCTACCAACAATGACTTCTTTTATTCCTTCGCGAAAACGAGTGATCTATCTTTCCAAACGGATCGTTACAATGCATTCGATGTATCTATCGGAAATATCCCAGGAGGTCAATGTACTTACACGCTATACGAGGGCGAAAGTGGTGCGACCGGTCCGGAAGATGCTGAAGTTTTGAGTGTTTTGGAGTGTGGATTGTATCAAATAATTGAATCGGAAACAAACGATACCGTGTTTTCTGCAAACACGATCGAATATATTGAGCCAAATTTATGAGCGCACGTAGAATAAAAGGTAGTTATGGGGTTGCAAAGACCGACGTAATGGCCAAAACAAAACAGAACTTTGAATCCAAGTTACCCGAGTACAAGGTAATGAATGGGAAACCATACGTGTTTTACGGGGAAAGAAACAACTATCCTTCTTATTTGTTGGAAATGTACCAACGTTCCGCAAAGCATAACGCTATTGTAAACGGAAAGGTGAACTACATTACCGGCAAGGGCTGGACGTACGACCCGAAAGATTTGGCCGCCGATCTTGTTACCGAATTAAACCGTATGTTGGAAGATCCCAACCCATACGATGACTTAAACGACATTCTTTACAAGGTCACCCTTGACTTCGAAATTTTCAACGGGTTTGCGCTCGAGGTAATTTGGAACTTGCAAGGTAAGATTTCACAAATTGCACACGTGAACTTTGGTAACCTTCGTGTGAATGAAAATCAAGACAAGTTCTATTTCGCCCAAGAGTGGAAAGAGTTTGGTGAACCCGAAGGATTAAGAGAATACGTGGCCTTCAATCCCGAGAACAAGCTCGGAAAGCAGTTGTTTTACTACTCCAGTTACGCGCCGTCCGTAAAGTATTACCCTATCCCGGAATACCTCGGGGCATTGGCCTACATCGAAACGGATGCACGCATTGCAAACTACCACGTGAACAACTTACGAAACGGTTTCCTTGGTGGTTATTTATTCAGCTTTAACAACGGTGTGCCAACCGATGAAGAACAACGCGACATCAAGCGTCAATTGATTACCCAAATGCGAGGCGACGATGGCGAGCGCATTGTTGTTGCATTCAATGATACCAAAGATAACGGGTTGGAAATTTCAGCACTGGAAGCAAACAACCTTGACAAGCAATTTGAGATTTTAAACAACACCATTCAAACCGAGATCTTTGTTGCGCACCGTGTTACATCGCCGATGCTATTCGGCATCCGTACATCCGGCCAATTGGGTGGACGCTCGGAGTTGATCGAGTCTTACGAGCTGTTTAAATCGGTGTACGTTGAAGACCGCGTGCGTAAGATTGAAAAGGTTTTCAATTACATTTTGGATTTCAACGGCGTTGGAGTGTTGGAGATTTTACCGACCGATCCAATCAAAGAACAATTGTCTGAACAGACATTGACCACCATTGCCAGCCGTGCTGAATTGCGCGAAATGGCGGGATTGAAAGATGACACGGTAGATGTACCAAAAACAACCGACAGCATCCAGGCGTTGAGCCCATTAGTAGCCAACAAGGTGCTCGAGAAAATGACCGATAGCGAAGTTCGTTCGTTGGTAGGTCTTAATACCACACCTACAAGTCCAGTACCACCACAAGAAACGTCAACAAGCTTTCACGCATTCAAGCGCAATGACAAAGTTGAACTAGATTTGTTTCAACAATTTGGCCAAAGCAAAGAGAATTTTGTTGAGTTGAAAGCTCGAACCATGCGATACGGATTCGAACTTCAAGAGCAAGAATTTGCGAGCGAGTACGAAGAACTTGATAGCAATATCTTGAAAGAAATCAAGAAGGACCCGACCATTACAGCTGAAGATATTTCGCGTCGGTTAAGTACGTCCGTTGAAAAGATTAGCGAGCGCATTAGTGCGTTGGTTGAAAAGGGAGCGATCAACATTCGTGGCGCATTGAAAGAACTAGGGGATAACGCCAAGGACTTTATTAAGCCCGATCGGCCCGAGAGTGAGCCGTTGGTGCAAGTGATGTACCGGTACGATGTACTTCCCGAGTATGGTCCACAAAAGTTGATTGACGGCAGCCGTGAGTTCTGTATCAAAATGATTGAACTGGGTAGGTATTACAGCCGCAATGACATTAACCAAATTTCGCAAATCATGGGGTACAGTGTTTGGGAGCGCCGAGGTGGATGGATGACATTGCCCGATACCAACACACACATTCCTTCATGTAGACATTCTTGGTTCCAAGTATTAGTTAAGCCAAAGCCATGAGCCAAAAAGCATTATTCATAACAGAAAAGCAATTAAAGGATGCCTCGTTAATTAACGAGAATGTATCCATGTTTAAGTTGCGACCAACGGTTATTATGTGCCAAGAAATGTACATTCAACCGATTATTGGAAGTGATCTATACAAGCAATTACAAAATCAAATCATTGCCAATACCTTGACCAATGATAACGAAACTTTACTAGCCGATTACATCCAACCATGTTTACAAATGTGGGTTATGATGGAAGCTCCAATGGCTTTAGGTTTCCAGTTCAGAAACAAGAACATCGAACGCGGTACGGATCAAAACAGTACGCAAGCGAGCGTAGAAGAATTGCAACGGTTGATGGATATGTACCGGAATAAGGCGCAATGGTATTCAGAGCGCGTGACTCGTTTCCTTTTGGCCAACACTACGCTGTATCCTTTGTTCTCCAGTCCTACATCCAACATCGACACGATCCTTCCAACTCGTAGAAATTACACGAGCGGAATGGTATTGACTAGACCGGGTTGTTGTGGTAGCTTTGAAGAAAAATACCAAGCGAATTATAATAGAACTTGCTGTGATTAACTATGTCTACACACAAAAAGAACTTAGAAAAGTTACGGATTTACCTAGAAAAGCAGAAAAATGAAAAGTTGGAACAGCATAAAAAGAGTATTAAAGGAGTTCAGCGAGGGTCACCCGCTCGTTAATTCCTTTGGTACCGGTGACATTTTAAATCCGGATAGTGCCGATATTACCAACTTTCTAACCCCTGGCGTTGATCGCGTGTATTATCCGTTGGTTTTTGCCCTTATGGATCGCGCAAGCTTTGTTTCAAATGGTATTACTATCAGTTCTTCTTTGGTGTTTATGGACAAAATCGAAGAGCTGCAGAAGGTTGCCGATATGCCGATGGGTGGCGATGCGACTGACTTCCAACAAAAGCAAATCGATGAAGTGATCAGCGACATGATTCAGCTTTCGAGTGACTACATGGTTAAGTTTCAACGGACCTACGGACAAGATTTTGCTGTGGATGTGAACGCCGGCATCGAACCATTTGTCGATCGCTTTGGTGATCGCGTAGCCGGTGTACGTGTGACCATGAATTTCACGATGCCACTGGCAATGTCTTTGTGCGACCTACCTTCTGACCTCAACCCCGATACTTGCTATTACGGGACTTCTGCAACGAGTTCGGTAGCAAACTACTTGGACGGCACGATAATCTTTGTACGAGCCGGTAGACCCTTCACAATAGCCTTCGATCCTAACGCAGTGACCAATAACTTCATTTGGTTTGCGGTGCCCGAAGATTACGCGTTCACAGTATGGCAAAGAAGCAATATTGATGTCGGTAATTTCACCGATCTATTTGAGTTGTACGATACCGAAGATGGGTACGACATTTGGATTTCACAATGGCCTACGGATGTAGTAACACCAATGACAATACGATGATAAATATAACCGACAATTTTAGAGTAAACAAACCCGCTCCGATTGATGATCGATTGGGTCCTTTTGTATCGACCGCCTCGGCGTTGAGTTCTATTGAAATAGACCGCCGGCATATTGGCTTGACGGTTATTATTGACGATGGAACCGGATCGGTTGAGTATTGGTTCAAAGACGGTGTGAGCAATGGTGATCTTGAAGCAAAGGCTACCGGTGGCGGTGGTGGTGTTCCTTACACGGGAGCCACGCAAGATGTTGACTTAGGGACTCACGATTTGTACACGAATAAGCTTTGGTTATTTGATGAACCAAACGGAAACCATGCAAGCCTACATTACACCGACGGCGATTTTCACATTGAACACGCTAACGGCGATAAAATGTTCGTGATTGAAGACGGTTTTATTCAGTTGCATTTAACTGATACCATTCAATCAAATTTATTTACTTCTAATTTAACACAAACCCGTGATCATTATTTACCTGATCAAAGCGGGACTATTGCCATAACAACTGACATTACAAAAGAGGCGGTTGGACTTGGAAACGTAGATAACACCAGCGATGCAAGTAAGACGTTTACAGCGGCTCAAATCACTTCATTGGTATTCGATAAGGCACGCCTACCGAAAGTGATTCCAGCGGTCGCTATTGCCGGCAGTGCGTTTACCTCGGGCAATACAACATCGGAAACAATCATGTCCACGTTGACCATTCCAGCAAACACTTTGAATGTTGGTGATGTAGTTCGTATTTCGGGATTGATGACTTATACCACATCGGGTACAAAGTCACTTCGTGTTAAGTTTGGAACGACTACGTCCGGAACGGCAATTTATTCTCCTGCAAATCTTGCATCTTCTGCTACTTCTACTCAATTTGAATTATTCGCAGTTGTAACGGGTTCAACAACGTTAAGATTCTCAACGAATACAGTGAGCAATAATACCATTTATGGTAACAATACGGGTGCGTTGGTGAGCCAAACGATTGATCGTACTCAAACGATAAGCTTTATTGTAACCATGACAAAAACAAACGGAGCCGATACTGTTACGTGCGAGAGTGCTTTCCTTGAAATTATTACCTCATGATATACGCAGTTACTAATTTAGAAGGTGTTACAACCTATGATTTAACCTTTGAGGATGCAATGTCTTTGTACGTTGAAGGTTCACGTCTTTGGGCAAGCCAAGACGGTGGTTTGGGTTACTTTGAAATCTTTGTACCATGAAGCAGTTATTACACGACCTCGGCATTAACCTGGGCTTATCCTTCGCTGGGTTCGCCGGTTCGCTCGTTATGATCGGAAAGAAGGAATTTTCGTGGCGTAAGACCTTGGTAAGCATTCCGAGCGGTGTATTTTCTGCAAACTACCTTACACCGATCGTGGTTGAAGGTTTGGGGATGGAGCAAGGATCAGCAGAATACGGCATCGCGTTTATCATGGGCTACCTTGGCCTAAAGGGTACCGAAATATTTGCCAACAAATTTATGAAAAATGAAAAATCTTAAACTTTTCCAAATGAAAAAAGCAAATGAAATGTCCGTTGTTGACCGCCTTAATGCGCCCACGCCTCCGTTTTTTAAGAAGCTTCGCACAATTGGTATCTTGGTTGGTGTTGTTGGCGGTGCCTTAGCAGCTGCACCAGTTGCTTTACCGGTTGCGATTGTTTCTTTATCCGGTTACTTGATTACAGCCGGCACTATTTTAACCGCTGTTTCCAGTGTTACCGTTGAAGAATCAAAAGAAAAGTAATTTTTATTTTTTGATTGCCACTTTGCGCCCGTACTTTTGAGTAGATAGTCATAAGTATCTATTTTTGGTTTTGGCCCCCGCCCGTTGTGTTTTCAGGTGGGGGTTTTTTATGAGCAAATTTTAACACTTCAAAAATATTTTCACTTTTATTTTGGAGTTTTAATTTTCTGTTATAAATTTGTGTTACCAAACTAAATGCTTATGAAAAATTTTAGCTCAAAGGTGCTTCCGAGCAACCTCAAAAAACTAGCCGATTCGAATGAAGATTGGGGCTGGGAAATCCTTGTAGGTCATTCAACCTACGACAAGCAATGCGATCCGGTAACGCATTACGCATGGCGCGAAGTAGAACAGATTTTCAGCTACCTTCGTTTTATCGAAGATCAAGAAGTTGGAGTATCGGAATTCTTCAATGAAGAAATGCAATTCGTTTCCAACAAGATGAATCACCGGGGATCGGTGGTAACGGATGGATGCTTCACATGCCACGATGACCTTGTTTGTATTTCCTTTCGATTGAGTCGACCTTCTTTTGAAACGTACAATGTTGTTTTTAACTATATCAAATGAACCAATTACAAAACTTAACACGGGGTCGCAAACGCGCGACCTCGTTAGTGTCTAAGGACCTAGCTGAATCATGGGAAGCCCAACGCATTACGCGTCAAATCCCAGTGACTTTTTTACCAGTATCGGCACCGACGTATCGCAAAGTTATATTGACCGGTGTGTGTGATCGGACGGTATTCATCAAGCTTTCAAATTTTTTCCAGGGGGGTGAGAAATGAAAACGGCAGTACAATGGTTAGAGGAAAAATTGAAGGAATCACTTGGTGAAGACTTTGATGCAGTACGTGGGTACTTTGTTATGGCTAAAGACGTGGAACAAATACAAATTACTGATGCTTATCAATCCGATAGGTTCCCATGTTCAGAACAAGATGCAGAACAATACTTCATTCAAACATACGGAGGTGAGAAATGAAACAGACGGCAGTAGAATGGTTTATTGAACAATTATTAAGCGAAGAAGGTATTGACTTTATTCCTACATCATTTATTGTACAAGCCAAACAAATGGAGATAGAACAAATTAGAAGGGCGTTTTGTCATGGTGAAGTCGCACGTGACCGAATCGACTCTATGGAATACTACCTTGAAACATACGGACATGAAAATAAGTAAACACATCACACTAGCCGAGGCCACAAAGAGCAACACGGCCACACGCCTGGGAATTGATAACACACCGCCCCAAGCAATCATTGAGCGAATGACTGAAACAGCCGAAAAGGTTTTCGAGCCATTGCGCGAAGAACTTGGCCCCATTCGCGTTTCTTCTTTCTACCGATCACCTGACCTTAACCGTGCCATTGGCGGGAGTAAGTCAAGCCAGCACTGCCAAGGGGAAGCAATCGATATGCAAGCGTTGAACACATCCAACTACCACCTATTTGAAGAGGCGTGCAAGCTACCGGAATTCGATCAGATCATTTGGGAGTTTGGCACCTTGGAAGAACCGGACTGGGTGCACATCAGTTACTCAAAAACACACAATCGCAAACAGATTTTGAGAGCTACCAAGATCGGCAAGCGAACCGCCTACGTACCATGGCAGAAAAAAATTTAAAAAAAAGTTTGCACAATTAAATTTCTGTTTTAATTTTGTGATACCAAAAATAAATACTTATGGAAAACATCAAAAACTTGGCGAAAGCTTTGGTTAAAGCAACCGCCCAAATCGAAGGAGCAACAAAGGACTCCACCAACCCACACTTCCGCAACAAGTACGCAGACCTTGCAAGCGTTACGGATGCCATCAAGAAACCGTTAAATGATCACGGCCTTACCTACTCACAAATCATTCATCGCTTAGAGGGTGGAGTTGGCGTAGAAACGTTGATCATTCACGAATCGGGTGAAACTATGTCGAACGGTATTGCGTTCGTGCCAGCGCCTAAAAACGATCCACACGGATACGGCAGTGCGTTGACCTATGCAAGACGTTATTCCCTTTCTGCTTGCTTCGGAGTTATCCAAGAAGACGATGACGCGAACGGTGCAACTAATAAGTTACCAACCCAAGTGCCTAACAAGCCCATCACGAAACCAAGTGCACCACAAACCAAGCAAGTCCAGGTTAAGGAGTTACAGCCATTTACCGAAGAAAAGTATTTGAAGCTTGTAGAATTGCACGAAACCGATCCAACCCTATTGGAAAAGACGTGCGAGTATTACCGGATCACTCAAGAATGGAAAGAGCGTTTTTACAAGGACACTAATAAGATTTGGAAATGACAACTAAAATCTTAAATTCAGTCAAGAACCTTTACCCACATTTGTCAAACGCAGAGATTGCCGGCTTAGTCGGCATTTCTTCTGCGACGATTGTTAACTGGGCACGTAAGTACGGATGGAAGAAATCCGATAACTTTATGGAAACTTACAAGGTTGGATGTGGAAGGAAGCGAAAGGTGCGAGAAAATGAACCGGTGCACTATGACTATTGGACCATGGTAAAGGAGTTCAAGATTGAGCAATGGGAAACACACGGAAGAAATCACCCCAACTACCAACCAACACAAAGACAATACAAATACACAAAAGAAACTGATGGAACTAATTAACCACACCGAGCAATTACTTTCGGGCATCACTGGAAGGTTGCAAGTAAAAGCTTTAGAGGAAGCGTTTACTACTCAAATCGAAGAAGGCTATACCAATCCCCTCGAGTTCGCAGTTCGCGCAAAGATGTTGATCGATGCTTTACAAAAGACGCTGGATAATACCAAAGAGTTGGCAATGACCGAGCAAATGAAGTACGGTAAACGAGCCGAGGTATTTGGTGCCGAGGTTACCCAAGTGGAAAGCGGTGTAAGGTATGACTTTTCAGAATGCAACGATCCTTATTACACGACCTTGAAAGCTTTGTATGAAGAGAATACCGCCTTACTCAAAGAGCGCGAAAAGTTTTTGAAGTCAATAACTGTACCTTTGCCGATCGTAACCGATGACGGGGAAATTGTAACGATCAACCCACCGGTAAAACGATCAACCACAACGTTAAGAGTAACACCAACAAAATGAAATCGTTTAAGCCAATAATCAATGACTACGATTCCATGAACCGTATCATTCAGAACCAATCCAACCAAGCCAAACACCGGGACGCATTGGTAAAATTGATTGACCTTTTCAAAAAGAAACACGCAGCTCGATGTGAAAACCTTGAAGAAATATCTTTTGTTGATGACCTTTGTAGAAGATTAAATCAAAAACTAAATGGAAGCAACTAAACACCCACTAGATAACGAGAAGTTTAAGCTCGCGTTATTCCGAAACATCGTACTTATGCAATCACTAGCAGAAGTATTGGATGACCTGGATAACACGCCGGTATATCGGCAGTCAATTAAGAACCGGTGCAAGTCTTTGTCAACCGATTTGATGGCATTTCTCAATCACTTTATCGGAGTGTATTACAACGAAAACGAAGAAGATATGCTATTGATCAGTCGCGGGATTGATAAGGTAACGAGTTGTTTGTCGACGTGGCACCCATCCCAGTACATGGTCCTTGAAGAAGTGTTGAACGATATTGAAAGACAATTTGAAGATGCCAAGAAGATTGACGACGGAACAGATTGACTACATCGTTAAACACTATCCCATCCAATACACGAAGGACGTTGCGAAGCACTTGGGGCTAGCTGAAACCACGATCTACAATTTGGCGTTTCGCCTTAACTTGAAGAAGGATGCAACCTTTACAGCAATGGAATTGCAAAAGCAAGGCAAAAGATTAAAGGAATCCGGCCAAGCACATCGATTCAAGAAGGGAGAGAAACCAACCAACTACGGAAAGAAGATGTCGCCCGAGCTTTACGAAAAGTGCAAAGGGACTATGTTCAAGAAGGGAGAAAAGCCACCAAACTGGAAACCGGATGGGTCCGAGCGAACCGATGTTGATGGGTACACGATGATCAAAGTCAATGGCAAGTACCTTCAAAAGCATGTGCACATTTGGAACCAACACCACGGCGAAGTACCCAAAGGAAGTGCGGTGATCTTTAAAGATGGGAATAGACAAAACCTAATCATCGAAAATTTAATCCTTGTAACGCGTAAGGAATTGATGTTGAAGAATACCATTCAACGATACGACCCCGAGTTACAGTTTACAATGAAAGTATTATCAAAACTTAAAAAGAAAATCAATGCCAAAAAATAAGATTGAAGACTTACGCAATCATTTGTTTGCGACCATGGAAGCTTTGTTAGATGAAGACAAGCCGTTGGAGTTAGACCGTGCGAAAGCCATCGCCGATATTGCCCAGGTGATTGTGAATTCTGCGAAGGTTGAAGTTGACTATGTGAAGGCCACCGAGCGCAGCCGCGCTTCCAGTGGTTTCTTTCCCGAGGGTAACAATGGATCACTACTTTTAAACGAATAGAAAATGAGCAACTACCAAAAACCGCAGAACCAACAGGACATTGAATCTTTGAAGTGGAAGATGTCCTACCTAGAAAATCAACTGGATGGATCGATGAGCGATGACCAATTCAAGATCCGGCAGCAAATCTTTGAGATCAAGCAATTGATTGGCAAGGTTGAGCCGGTTCGGCCCGATGACTCCAACTTTGAATGTTTTGGGTGTGGATCGTAACGTTTCGTCTATGGGTAGTGTGGGAGTACGAAGCACTACCCTGTCAAATTACAAATAACTTAAATACGAGTACAAATGATTGAATTACAACAAAACCCCACATTACCTATACACGGTGTTATGCACAGGTTTTCTTATCGTTGGACTTTAAAAGATGCCAACTTTACAAACAATAAAGGCAAAGTTTTTAGTTGTTTTGCTTGCGGTGGTGGTTCAACAATGGGTTATAAATTGGCTGGGTTTGATGTAATAGGATGCAATGAAATTGACCCAAAAATGATTGAAGCCTACAAAGCAAACCATAACCCTAAATATGCTTTTTTAGAGCCAATACAAACCTTTAAAATGCGTGAAGATTTACCACATGAACTTTATGAGTTGGATATTTTAGATGGTTCACCGCCTTGTAGTAGTTTTTCAATGGCTGGAAACCGTGAAAAGGATTGGGGCAAAGATAAAGTTTTTAGAGAAGGGCAAGCAATGCAAGTATTAGATACTTTGTTTTTTGATTTTATTGATTTGGCAAAGAAATTACAGCCTAAAGTTGTGGTTGCTGAAAATGTAAAAGGGTTACTTTTAGGCGATGCGAAGCAATATGTAATACAGATATACCGTGAATTTGAAAAGGCTGGTTATTATTGCCAACATTGGCTATTAGATGCAAGTAAAATGGGTGTACCTCAAAGGCGTGAACGAGTGTTTTTTATTGCTTTGCGTAAAGATTTGGCAATACCATTTTTAAAACAAATGAATTTATTTGATATTTTGCCCGAAATAAAGTTGGAATTTAATGAGCCTGAAATATTGTTTAAAGATTGTGAATGTGAAAATTCAACAAACGGAAAACTAATGTATCCCGGAATGATTGACTATTATGAATTTTGCAAAAAAGGCGACAATATGAGTACTGTTTCGCCAAAAGGTAAAAACTATTGGTTTAATTATTTACGACTAAATGAAAATGAAGTTGCACCAACTTTAGCAAGTGCAAATAATGATAAACTTTTTCATTATGAAAAACCTGAACAATTAAGTTTAGAACAATGGTCAATTTTAGGAACTTTTCCCTTAGACTATGATTTTAAAGAAGACGGGAAGGTAAAAAACGATGGTCGCTATTTAATAGGAATGAGTGTTCCGCCTGTAATGACAGCAAACATAGCGACTGAAATTTATTCGCAATGGCTCTCAAAGTTTGCACGGTCTTAAACTTGTGCATAACTAATTTATTGGCGCACATTTATTTCGCTTATTAAACAAATCATGCTATCTTTGAAGCAGATTAATACACCGATGAGACAGATCGGTTTCAACAACATAAAGCCCTCTATTTGGTTTGCACTGTCTCTGCATTCCATTTAGGGGGTAATTTTTTATGACTGGTTACGAAATAGACAATTACCTTTTTGACCTGGTGAATTCCGAAAGAATAACCATGCAAGCTTATGCCGTCGGGCACTACATCAAAAAGATTCAGAATTTCAAGAATGTACACGTGTTTACGGTGATCATTTCTTCCATGGCTACAACGCTTAACATTAGCCGGCAATCAGCATCAAAATACTTCGATGAACTGGTAAATGTTGGATTCATAAAAGTCGTAGAATTGACATCGAACAAAGGTGCAAAAGTTTACATTGATTGCAACATCCATGTTAAAAGTGATGTTAAAAATATTAACACCGAAATAGACAGTAAAGATGTCGATGTTAAAAGTGATGTTAAAAGTGATGTTAAAAATTTTAACACATTAAAGAAAGAAGAAAAAAGAAAAAAGAACTTATCTACTTATACTAGTAGTAGTAGTATTAAGGAAAGTTTCCAAAATTTGAAACCTACCGACTGCAAAGACTACATCAACGAACAATTGGAGCTTCACCTTCACAACATCAAGCAAGCAACCGGTTACTCGGTGGAGCAAATACGAACTGCAGTTGATACCTTTGTGAACTACCAAGAAC